ATCTGGCCATCGATCCAAGTTTGGTCCAGCCCGGCGATGCTGGCGATGGAGCGGATTTCGGTGTTGATCGTGGCGCGGGTATTTGCACCGTTGTCGTTTGCAACGGTGCTCCGGATATCGTCGGGCATATTGTTCTCCATTCGAATATGGGCACCGGGGTCTGCGGGCGTCGGCACCAGGGAAATTTCATGCGGGGTCCAGCGCACGGCGGTCAGCACGCGCGCGCCGTTCTCGGTGGTCTCTGTCCAGTCCTCGACCGAATAGCCGACGGAGACATGGCGCAGGATACCCGACAGCACGTCCTGCCAGAGCGGTTCCACCTCGGGCCGGGCCGAGAACCGGATCATCGCCGTACCGCGCTGGCCATCGACGGCAGCGGATTGCACGTTGCCGAGCACATCGCGCACGGCGGATTGTCGGTGGGCATCCAGCACGCTGGCCCCTTGCAGGCGCGATAGGTCCACCGCTTCCGGCGCAAGGCTGAGGCGTTCGATGTATTGCCCAGCCATGTCGCGGCGGCGCACGGGCGCGCCGGTGGACCAGATCACCTCGACGGTGCGGGCGTCGCGGTCGGCGCTGGCAGGGGCCAGATTGGCACGGCGGGTCAGCAATTCAGTCGTGTCATTCATTGGGTAGGTCCTCTTTGGCGACAGTCACCGGCGCACCGAAGCTCAGGCCAAGCGCGTCGGTCCGCGCTTTGTCAGCGGCAATCTCGGCATCGACTTGTTCTGCGTCATAGCCCCGTTCCGAAATCGCCTGCCTGCGGCTCTTAAGCCCGGCGTTGATGGCGAGGATCTCTGCCTCCACGTCCTTCTTCGGATCGACGTAATCGAACTTGGGCGGGAGCCATTCGCAGGAAAGATAGGCAGCGGGATCACGGTCGAAATCGCGGGCGGGCAGGTCGCCGGACAGTACCGCCAGCCGCACGAAGCGTTCCCAGACTGGACGGCAGAACAGATGCACCACGACGTTGTGCTGCAACTGCTCAACCCGACGGCGAAACTCGATCAGCCCGGCACGGATTGAGGAATAGGTGACGCCCTCCAGATCGCCCGAGACCAGTTCGTATGGCAGGCCCATCCCCGCAGCCACAGCGCGCAGGTGGTTTTTGACGAAGGGGCCGTAGGCGTCGCTCTCGGTCGGATTGGAAAAGCGGATGTCGGTGCCAGGCGGCAAGGGGATCAAGCTGCCGGGTTCCATGCCAACGGTCAACGCGCCGCCATTGTTGGCGCCGGTCAGCCCACCCGCCGTGCCATCCGGGTCGGTGATGAAGCCTGTGAACAGCGCGGCAACCTTGGCCTTCACCAGTGCTGCATCCTCGAACTGGTCCAACTCGTGAAGGCGCAGCAGCACGGGTGCAAGCCAGGTGATCCCGCGCAACTGTCCAGCCGCCAAAGGTTTGAACAGGTGCAGGCAGTCGGTCGCGGGGATGCGCAGCGGCTCCAGCCGCAACGACGCCAGCGGATCGCCCGGCCGATCCCGCGACACCCAATAGGCCGTGCGCTGCCCAGCGCCGTTGAACTCGATGCCAGCCCGGATGCGCGCGCCGCCACCGATATCGCGGTGCAGGTCCAATGGCACCTGGTCGCGGTCCAGCAGGTCGATGTGCAGCGGAACAGCCGAAGCATCGGTCACGACGCGCAGGCGGGCGAAACTCTCACCGCCCTCGATCATCGCCCGCACAGCCATGGCCTGCATCCCGTAGAAATCGGCCAGCCCGCCTGCATCGGCATGATCCGTCCAGCGCAGCCAGAGCACCTGAAGCCGTTCGCGCACGGCGCGGTCGGGATGGGTAGATTGCGGCTTGATCCCCGCGCCGACGACATTGCCGACCAGGCTGTCCACCGCCGCCGCGACCCACGGGTTGTTGCGCGCATACCACCCGGCCCGCCGTGCCGCCGTTGTCGCTCCTGCGAGGATGGCCGTGTTCAGCCCATCGACCGTGCGCTGCCCCTCCCAACGCCGCCCACCGCCCGCAGCATCGAAGCTACGAGTGCCGGGGCGGGCGAATAGGCGATGGAGCAGGCTGCGCATGCGGAGAGAGTCGCATGGCAGCGGGAGTACAAACTACTGGGAATGTTTGGGAAAACCTTACAGTTGACAATACTGCCTTTCACGAACATAAGCACGAATGTGATAAGAAAATGCACATGGGGCAGATGAACATGACTAGTGACTTAGCGAGGGCAGTTCGTGAAGCCTTGAACGCGTATGACGCCCCTATCGAGGTTCTTGCTGCGACAATCGGTGTGGCACCATCGACAATCACACGTTGGAAAAATGGCAGCGTAGAACCAAACATCTCGACAGCGCGCCGCATACTGCAACTGATAGAACAGACGGAAGCCCAAACAGACTTCCCAACAGTGCAATTCTTGCACCATACGAACCAAGACAGCGCTCGAATCGTCGAATATCGTCGCCGGTTTTCAGAAACCCTAAGATCCCTCCGCGAGACGATTCACCGCAGCGGCAATATTTCTTCACGGAATGAGGCGTTGTCGGAGCTAACAAAGCTCCTTTTTTCCCACGTCATGGTGGTTGCACATGGGCATCGCGGCCTTCCTTCGATCCAAGAAGCTGCAAATCCCGCAATCGATCTGAAGAAGTTTGTCCGGCAGGCATACAAGGATTATCTTCCAGCGTCACTTTCCAGTGACATGGACGCGCACGACTTTGAACTACACATACGAGAGGGCTCTGATGATTACGCCAGAGAACTGGCTCGATGCTTTGAGCCAATTTCTTCCGACGAAATCGTCCAAATGTTCAAGGGGCAAGAAGGCGTTGATGCCCTAAACGACGCATTCGCTCTATTCCTCTCACAGGCATTTCATGATGAAAAGGAACTTGGCCAATACTTGACTCCGCCAAACGTGGTCTCATTCATGACCCGTCTGGCACTATCAGGCCTTGCGATCGATGAATTTGACATACTGATGCACCCAGATCGTTGCGAAGAGTTTGGCGTGATCCTCGATCCATCTTGCGGAACTGCATCTTTTCTATCTGAGGTCGTGAGGACGCTTTATCCCGAAGTGAAAAAACGCCATGGAGCTGAGGAGTCGCAACGCTGGGTTCGAAAGATGACCTCGGACGTCTTGGTCGGGATCGATAAGAGCGACCGGATGCTTGCTTTTGCTTTGACAAGTTTGGCCCTTCTCGGAGCGGAGAAAGTACACCTAAAGTCTACAAACTCTCTTCGCAGCAAGGCGACAGAAATTAATGGCCTAGGGGATATTTCCGGCAACGTTGGCCTGATACTTACAAATCCACCCTTTGGCGCTGAGTTCTCGGGACCCGACCTTCTGGACTATAGGCTCTTTTCGGAATGGGCACAGCGGCGTCCTGCTGCAATCAATTCCGAACTACTGTTTATGGAGCGCTATCTGGATTGGCTGCGTCCGGGCGGGATTGTCTCTGCGATTGTACCAGACAGCATTCTTTTCAACAAAGGTATCTTCGCCGATCTCCGGTGTGCGCTTGGGCGTTACTTTGATGTTCGGTCCTCAATTTCCTTGCCTCCGGTTACGTTTGCATCTGCCGGGACAAGTACCAAAACTTCGGTGCTTACTTTGCAAAAGCGAAAAACAAGCAAAGATCCGCGTTGTACAACCTACTTCGCAGTCTGTGACGATGTTGGATATGGTGTATCATCTCGAGGCGCGCAGCGGACGATAATTGCTAGTGGCCGAGATGAGCTTCCTTCAATCCTTGAAGAAGCTACTGGTTCGAAAGGGCCAGTAATAGGTAGGTCGGTTCTTCTTGAGCAGGAAGCTAGCCGATGGGATGCAAATTTCAATAAAGGTCTACCAAACTGGATTGAAGCAAAGATCAGCGCAAAACGAGAAAATCTTGCAGCACTGAGCGATGTAGTGCGCATCCTTGCACGAAAAGGCGATCCTCGTCGCCTAACATGTGAAACTTTCGACTACATAGAGATTTCTAACGTAGACGCCGAAACTGGGCGCGTGACCTGCAAGGCGCTATATCCAAGTGACGCTCCCAGTCGTGCTCGAAAAAGGGTTTTAGCGGGGGATATTCTTTTTTCTACAGTTCGTCCTGATAGAAAGTGCATCGGTGTCGTTCCGCAAGACCTTGATGGTGCGTACTGTTCGACGGGATTTGCAGTGCTTGAGCCCAAGAGTAAAGAGTTGGATGCTGTTGTCGTTCGACAGCTCCTTATCTCTGATTTCGTGACCCGGCAGGTGATGAGGCATAACGTTGGGATTTCATATCCGTCCGTCGATGAGCAAAGTTTGGGGGCAGTGGTCCTTCCATGCAGCATGGTGGAACTCCTCGACATTTCTGAACTTGGCAAGAATGTAGCTCAACTCGGCGTAGAGTTAGCGCGAGCGGAGGATCGACTGAAGGCAGCGGTAGGGGGACTTCTGGAGTAGGCTAAGCGAGCTTCCAAACATCTTCAATGTTTGCAAACCAAGATCCGTTGCCAATTTCGCAAATTGGATTTTGGTGGACATGATCCGGATAAGATGATGATCGGGACAGCCCATAAGGTTTGACGTCAATTGGAACTGATCGGGCAAACGCAAAGTCTTGAATGTTGCCCGTGCGAAGAAAGAGACTTACAGCAAAGATGTCCTGAGTAGTGAACCTACAACTGCTTGTCGGATAGTAAGTTGCGATCTGATCTTCTGACCAAGTTGCTGGTTCGCCCTTGGGTCTAGTAGTAGTGCTGTGGATAAGACGTGCAAATCGTGTGTTTGTCCCCCAAAGGGATTTAACTTCGACACGGCGGCTCTCGCCCCCACGCTGAAAGTTAAAGTCATAGTTGCGGTAAGCTCCCAAATGGCGGGCCATATCTTCTGGCATTCGATAAACGTCGAAGCCTGCTGAAACGTACTTTTGGACAAGGTAGTATTCTGCAAGTGCACTGAGCACTTTTGCTGAAGCGCCGTACTGGTCTATTTCTAGCAGATCATTGCTCGAAAGAAGGTCGAGTGCGGCTTTCAAGTCGCTACGCGAGCTTCCAACATATATTTCCCCCATTGCGATGTTGGCTGCAGTGTCAACATCGACAAAGCGGCCTTTCGCAATTTCAGCCCATGCACCTCCACTTTGGAAGTTGCCTGGAACAAATTTTCCAGTGCGGCCGCGTTGAATGACCGATCGGTTTTCATTGTTGAGTTCGACGGTGAAGCTAGCTCGGTAGTGTGATTGACCGGGCAGCTTTGTGATCTCTTTGTCTAGTGTGCGCAATGGAACCAAAAGAGGACACATAACAGCCGTTAGAGCCTCGGGAGAAACACCTCTATAACGTCGTGTGAGCTGACGGAAGCTTTCTTCGTAAGGGTTTGGTTCTTTTGTCATCTTGCCGATCCACGTTGCATAGGGGATCGGTATCATGCTGTATGCATGTGGCACAAGCGCTTGGCTGTTATTCTCAACGTGTAATCCATTTTGACTGAATTATCGCACGCGCAGAATTTGAATTCCAAAGCGGGACCGACGTCTGCGCCATCGTCTCTGCCTCCTCGTTCAGACGCATCCCCATGCTGATCAGGCCGTGCAGGGCGGCGTGGGCGTACACAAAGGTGTCCAATGCCTCGTTGCGTTCGCCGTCGCGCTTGGGCTGCCAGGAGCGGATCGGGCGGCCCTTCTCGAAGCGGGTGACGACGCGTTCGGCGGTCAACTGGCGGAAATAGTCCGCATCGAGACGGCGGTGGAAATGGATTGTGCCGGGGCCGGGTTCGGTCAGTTTCAGGCGGGCGTAAACTGCGTCCTTCACGGCATCGACGCCGACGATGAACAGCGGAATCTTGCCCTTGTTCGTGCGGGTTGGACGTCGTGGCCAGACTGGGATGCCGGGGCCACCACGACCTTTGATTGCCCAAATGCGGCGCGCGAGGCGGGTGCGGCAGAACTCGTAGGCCATCTTGGTGTGGTGACCGCCGGTGTCGATGGCGGCGGCGCGCACGGGCAGTTCGCCATAGGTGCCGTTCAGCACGCCGTCGAGGTCTGACCAGAGGCGAGGGCCAGACGGGTCGCCCCAGAGCACGCGGTAGTCGATGACCCACGCTTCTTCATCTCGGCCCCAGCCGACAACTTGCACCTCAATCCGGTCGCCCTGCACATCGACGCCTGCCGTCAGCGCGGCCACGCCGGGGGCGAGATCTTGGCCCCAATCTTCACGCCGTGCCATCAGGGGATCGGCAGGGACGGTATCACCCGCTTGGTCCTCCCACGACTCGCCCAGCTTGGTGTTGACCCAGACTTGTAGCCGGGCAGGATCCTTGGCGACGCGCGCATGATCCAGTGCGATTTCGGCCCATGTTTCCCACGGCGAATAGAGCGACGACAGGTGAAACCCTGCAGTACGACCATCGCCCAGCGCGGTTGACCGCCATTCGCCAGCGACCAGAAGCCGAGGTTTTTCGTGTTCGTGATGCACGCCTCCGCAAGCATCGCAGATCATATAGGCCGCGTCGCGCTGCCCCTCGGGCCAACGGATGCGCGCCCAAGTGATGGGGGCCATGTCGCCGCAGTGCTGGCATGGCACGTGGAAATACCTCTGGTCGCTGTCGAGATAGGCGGCTTCGATGCGGGAATGGCCCTTCAGGGTGGGCGTTGAGACCATGTAGATCTTGCGCCGCCCGCGAAACGTCGTGGTGCGCTGGATCGCCAGATCGACCGGATCACCCTCGCCATCAGCATCGCCGGGATAGCCGTCCACCTCATCGAGGAACAGATAGCGGACCGGCGTGGACCGCAGGCCCACCGCGCTGTTCGCCCCGGTCATCACCAGCTGGCCGCCGGGGAAGGATTTGCGGAACAGGCTGTTTCCCGCATCGCGCGACCTTGGGGCTGACACCAGATCGCGGAGGGCCGGGGTGGCTTCGATCAGCGGATCAATCCGGACGGTCGTATTTCGGCGCACCATGTCGAGCGACGGCATCACCAGCATGGCGATGCCAGGGGCGTTCTGGATGATGTAGCCCAGCCAGTTCAGCCCGGCCTCGGACCCACCGGTCTGCGCGCCCTTCATCAGCACGACCCGTTCATAGGGGCT